AAACAATTCCGCAACCCGCTTGTGTACCCGCAGCATTTGCTCTTGTAAAGAAGTCCGCAGTCACGCCACCCTTAAATTGAGCGGATCCGTCCGCCAGGAATCCGATCCTTCTGGTTTTAGACCCACCAATGTCACTATGGAAAACGGCTAATTCAGCACCCGCCGTAGTTGTTGGTCTATAAGCATCAAACAAATTAGCAGATACATTACCCAAGAATGAAGCGGAACCGTTGGCGTTAATAGTACAACTTACAGCATTGCTGTTGTTAACATCTTTAACCAGAAAAACACCATTGCTGCCGCCACGACCGCCTAACTCTATATATTCATCAATGTCTACAATACCTGCAAAGTAAGCGGAGCCGTTGTGGTTGACGCTAAATGTTGTCGTGCCATTACTTGCTAAGCCAGTATAGTTTAGGTACCCACCATTGCCATTTGTAGATTTAGCGATAATATTTGAGCTGCCGCCTGAGTGAACTTCTAGCGAAGATGTTGGACTGGTAGTACCAATGCCAACATTTCCAGAGCTGTTGATTCTCATCCGCTCAACAGTAGCGGTTGCAAAACGCATATAATCACCGTTGTGTGCATACTCTAGATAACCTCTATACCTATCAGATCCACTAGATCCATCACCAAAGTAAAGTGCATTAAATCCTGTTGTTGATGACAAGAAATTAATTTCTGCACTACTAGAAGTATTGGCAATATTTAAACTATTACTTGTTGCGCTTACTGTATAAGGACTTGCTGTTCCAATCCCAACGTTACCAGAGCTGTCTATTCTCATTTTTTCGGAAACTGCACCAGCACTATTTCCGGTAGCAAATTGCAAATAACCAGCAGCATTGCCGCTCGTAGCGTTCTCTTTACGTCCAGCAATAGCAGCTACGCCGTAGTTAGCAACACTGCCAACATGCGAAGTAAATACAATGGGCAAGCCTGTATCAGCCGCTAAGGATGATGTTGACTGAAGCATTACACCATCTCGACTGTCTACAGTTTCACTTGCTGCTGCAATGTGTAAAATTTCCTCAGGTGTGGCCCCAATGCCCACGTTGCCCGAGCTGTCAACAACAACACGTTGCGTTCCTCCTGTTGTTAGTGCAACAGAATCTGCTCCAGGGGACAATAATCCTGTATTTGTATCGCCGCTAAAAAATACGCCAGGTGCAGATGCAGTTCCTGCAACAACACCGAACGCACCAGTCATCGTGTCGCCAGTGACGTTTACAAACTCACCAGCCTGACTGCGCCATGCAGTCCCGTCATAAATTTTCAGATCAAAAGCACTGCCAGTTGTATCAAGCCACTGTTCTCCTTTTTCGTTGCCTTGCTGACCAGATACTGTTCCAGTGCCTGTTGTAGTTCCTGTTGCCGTGAAAACAGTGCCAACTGTATTAGCCGACGCTCCAACTAACGTAAAATCAGAATTGCCTACAGTAAGGATCTGATAGACAGTTCCGGTAACAAGTGCTGTAGCAGCAACACTATCTGGAGAAGAGTTTGGAGCGGTTGTTCCAATATGGACAGGTCCGACCTTTACTAGGTCACCGTTGCTGTCCTTAAAAAATAAACCAGGAGATCCTTCGTTCGTGTTAACGGCAATTTGTCCCGCTGACATTGCAGTGGGGATGGGTCTCTTGTGTGCGGTGCTGCTACGAAGGTGCTGGAGAGCCATCCTTAACGCCTACTGCTAGGCCGGAAATAACTCTCCTATCTTACGAGACTCAGAATGTCCCGTCATCTAGCTGACTAGTCAAGGCAACTGTTCCGCTGTTATTGGGCAGTGTGATCGTTCTATCAGCAGTGGGATCAGCTGGAGAAAGGGTAGTTTCAAATGCGTCATCCGTTGGTCCTTCAAACACCAAAGAACCAGTATTCCCAATCATGACTTGACCGCTAAAGATGCCGCCTGCCTTAGGCATTGCCAATGCGGCAAGGTCATAAGCAGTCTTTACGCCATTTGGTGTTGCAGCAGTGGTAGTACTAGATGATGCAACTCCATCCGTAAGCTGTAATACACCAACGGCACTTGTAGTGCCAGTGCTAATTGTTAGCGCTGGAGTTGTAGTGCCGTTAGTAACTCCAAGAGGAGCTGTGACTGTTACTCCAGTAACCGTTCCAACTTGATTGGCAATCCACTCAAGACCGGTTGTTGTGCTGCTGTTCGCACTAAGGATGTAACCGTTTGTGCCAACACCAAGTTTCGTAAGTGTTGTCGCTGCACTGGCAGCAATCAAATCACCTTTTGTATAAGAAGCAATATGCGTACCGCCTCTGGCAACGTCAAGCGTGCCGCCTGTCATGTTGTCTACATTGCGGCACTCATTACTTACTTCCTCCAGCGCAGATTGAACATTGGTTGAGCCAAGGTTTGCTGCTGGACTAAAGGCAACGTTGTTAGCTGTTTGTGCTGTGTAAGTGCTGCTAACGTCAATCTCAAGCCATGCAGTGCCAGTAGACAACAGCAAGTCAGGAGGGGCGAGAGCCACAGTCGGAGCAGGTGACGTTCCAGTGCCCGGCTCAGAAACGACCAAGTAATAATTGCTATTGGTGCTGCTAGGAGAAGGCAGTGCGTTGCCGACTGTCAATCCAATCGCAGAGCCCTCGCCAGTTATTGATGCAACTTGGTTTGTGCTGGCGTCATAAGTACCAGCGAGAATGATTGCACCTGCTGAAATACCAATTGACTGCCAAACGTTTCCATCCCACAGAAAAAAGTTTTTATCGAGGGGATTGAAATGAATTTGTCCCGTAAACGCTGCTACTGGCAGTGTTTCCCCAATTGATGCTGTCGATTTATTTGCAAGTTTCGATGCTGTAATTGCACCGTTAGCAATACGATCTGAACTAAATGCTCCAGTTGTGACTTTGACAGCATCGAGATCGGGGATGTCTGTTGCCACTAAGTCAACAGCAGCCGTTATAAGGCCCTGAGCATTAAAGGTAATTCCGCTTTTTGTTGCAGCAGTGACGCTATTTGTAATTCCAATCGATCCACTAGTAACGCTAAGACCAGTGCCTGGCTGAACAATACCTTTCGCAGATGCAGTCGCATCAGGTAAATCAGCAGGAAGAAGTGCTCTAAATGTTGGAGCGGCATCAGACCCAGACGCAGGCCCAACGAATACAGCGTTTGCGGCTTGTGTATCAAGCGTTAACGTAATGTTTGCCGTAAAATCATCAGGATTATTGACCGCTATAGATAAAGGAGTTGATTCAGTAACTGTGACTGATTGAATTCCAGCCTCTTGCGCCCATGCGGTTCCGCTCCAACGATATGCAATGCTCGTGCTGGTGTTGTACCAGGCTTGTCCTACAAAAGCACCAGTGCCTGAAGGCGTTGCGTTGCTAACAACACAAGTTGATTGATCGCCTAATTTATCCTCGTTTACAGCCGAGTCGTTTATTTTTGCGGTCGTAACTGCGCTTGATTGAATGTTGGCTGCAGCAACAATATTGCTAGCCAGTGTTGTGGCGAATGATCCGGTGCCAGAACCTGTTACCGCGCCAGTTAGCGTGATTGTTTGATCCCCTGTATTAGTGCCAGAACTTGTTCCAGCAAACGAAGAACCATCTGTCCAAGTGCCAGTAGCAACGGCAAGATCCCCAAGGCCTAAAGTTGTCCGTTGAGCTGCTGCATTAGCGTCATCCAATAAAGCACGTCCAGCAGCAGTACATGCAATTTGTTCAACTGTTCCGCCACCAGCAGTGCTGCGACCGAGGATTACATCTGTAGATGTTGTGTCTTGAATCTTGTCGTAAGTGACAGCATCACTTGCGATCTGCGCCGTGCCAACAACCCCTGATGAAATTGATGTTGCAAAAGATCCAGTGCCAGTGCCAGTAACAGCACCGGTAAGCGTAATGGTTTGGTCGCCAGTATTAGTACCGCTTGATGCACCAGAATGAGTACCAGTGAAAGTACCACTTTGTGTAGCAAGCGTTCCAAGGCCTAGCGTGGTGCGTTGTGCTGCAGCATCAGCGTCGTCTAGAAGTGCTCTACCTGCCGCAGTAAATGTATAAACTGAATAAGTGTCAGACCCAGTAAGAAAAATACCTTGATTTGCTGCAGTTGTTAAACCAGAAATGCTTTGAAGGCCGGCATCATAAGCCTGGACATCTACGCCAATTTCAACACCAAGGTTTTGACGTGCAGCAGCTGCAGTCGAAGCTCCCGTGCCGCCGTCTGCAACGGTAACATCTGTTATTCCAGTAATTGTGCCGCCAGTAATTGTGGCGTTGCTAGAATTTAAGCTTGCGGTTACTGTTCCAAAAGTAACGCTGTCATCTGTGTCAATGCCAAGTGTTGTGCGTTGGGCAGAGGCACTTGCATCGTCAAGCAACGCTCGACCTGCTGCTGTACAAGTGATTTCTTCAATTACACCGGCATTTGCCGTGCTACGTCCCAGTAAACGGTCTGTTGCTGTAACGTTTTGGATTTTGCTATAGGTTATTGCGTCGTCTGCAACCGCAGTAGTGCCAATCTTTGTTGTACTACTTTGATCGAGTTTATCAAGGTCAATAGTGCTGACATCGATTAGGTCTAGGCCAGCATCTACTAAATTTTTGGTGGTGACCTTCTTGGTTTCAGAACCGCTGATGTCAACGATTGCCAAAACGTCAACAGCTGCAACGCCAGCCTTGGACAGCTCATTTAGCTCTGTAATTCGTTGGTCAGCCAAGGCCCTACTCCGTTGACAGGAACGTTTGGTCCCAGTTTAGTCCTCTATCTCCTGAAGAAGGAAATCCAAATCATGTTCAACCCTGATCCGATCGTCATCTTGCTTCAGGATGTACTCGGAGGGTTTGCCGATAATCAGCTTGATTTCTTCTGTAGCAACAAAATCAATCGTGCATGAAACAAGTCCGTCTGCTTCTACTGTAATACCAGTAGAAGTTGTAACAGCAGTTGTTTGGTAAAAAATATTCGGAACAGTAGGAACAATCTCTTTGTCAGTGAGGTACAAAGCAATATCAAACGCAGAGCCAAGATCGAGACGCTGAATAATTTGCAACATGATCAGTGGAGCTTCTTTAGGGCCAAGCGTTGTATAATCAAAAGCGCACTCAATTCGGCCACTGCCGCTAATTAAGCCAGCGCTATGTTGCTGCTTGTACTTGTCGGAAAGTGTTGTAAGGTCAACTGAATCACGGGATGTGTTGAACTCATATCGCGACACATTGCCAAGAATGTTGTAACGTGTGTCCCTGACTGACACAGTTATTGCAATAGGACTTCCTGTAAATGCTTGCAAGTCTATTTCATTAGCCCTGACGTTATTAATTGAGTCTTCAAAGCTAGGGTAAAGCCTTAGTCCGCCAGCTTGATTGACGTTTACAAACGTACTAAATGTGTCTTCAATTACGCCACTACTCCAGTTCGATGCTGGGATGAAGGCCAGGCCACGGCTGTCTGTTGTGGTTATATCGACTTTATCCCCAGAAAACAAGTTGTCAGTAGCACCGTCAACGCCAAGGCGCTCCAGAACTGTATTTACGTCGTCAGGATCAATCGAGGCTTCAATGCTTCCAATAAAAATATCGGAGCCTCGGCGTAAACGAATGTTGCCGTGTTGGCCAAGGTAAAAAGCCATTAGCTAATCACTTCAGAAAAACCACCATCAACAGTGAAATTAATTGGAACTACGCTCAACTCGCCAGTGCTAACAGACACACTAGCCGAAGTTATGTAAGCATTAAACTTAATATCATCATCCTCGCCTGCCCCTACATTTAATTCAAGTGACACCCTATCGTTTGTGGTGATACTGCCGTCATCAGAAGCTGTAGTAGCTTTCATAAGCTTCCCAAGCAACTCAGTGAACTCTGTCAACTCTGTACCTTCTCCACTTCCAAGCCGGTAATACATCAATGTTGCACTGCCCGTCGCGCCTTTGACCCCTGGTACAAACGTGTTGACGCCGCTGTCAATTGTATTAGTGCTGAGCAATTCTACGGTCGTCTCAAGAGACCAGTCACGGATTTTTGCTACGGGCTTGCTGTTGAAAACAAGCGAGCCGGTGCGGCCAGTGAAAAATGCCATTCAATTGGCCTGAACATTGCCATTATCTTAGCTCACCTTAAACTTGCTGCTACGGAAGTCTGCAATGTGGGCTCGCGTTTTGCCTGTGTCCTCAAAACATGGGTACTCAACGGCCTTAACACTCAGCTCGCCTTCTTCTTCGATGGCAAGCTCAGTAATTCTAAAGACACGTTTGTTCGGTTTATCTTCACCCATGACAAACATATAACCCTCGTACGTAGGGCTAAGGCTGGCGGCAGTGCTAACTCCTTCTGTTGTCGTTTCTACTTGCACGTTTTCTAAAGCTTTAAAATTTGATTTAAATTCTAAAGCCTCATTCGCATGCTTATAGACTAAAAAATTAAAAGTACTGCTTCCGACAGCTTGCTGATCTCTAAGGGGTGTGTTTAATTCACCGCCTTTCATTACCATCCCGGATGAATAATGATCCCAGGTCTTGAGGCCAATATCCACGTAGATAAAATCTCCTGGCTCCAAGCCTGCCTCAGATGGCAAAGTACGAAATTCAATGCCTTTGCGTATGTGACGGCGTTGATTGCAAAGCAATTTCCCAAACATAATGGCCTGCTCTCTTTGACTAATAAACTGACTTGCATCAAAAGTCTCTCTGATTGAACTACTTTCTTGCGCGTCCTCCAACTGCACGTTCACACTTCTATTGCGATTAAATTTTTCGTTTTCTTGGAATTCTCTGTAGATTACTGACGCAATTAAGTCTTCAGTGCTGGTGCCATAATCTAAAAACTCTTCTTTGTATGAGCCCTGCAAGATATTGCCAGCAGTGAATAACGCTGAAATGTTTAGTCCTATCGGCAAACCAGCGTCGTCGGCAGCTTTACCTCCTTGCCTAACTGGCAATGCTGGGACTAAAGTATCCTTCCCATTTTTACGAGCTAGTTCCAGCAGGCTAAAAGGTGCAGCACTAATCCAAAATTCACGCCATGAGCCAGCATCAGCAACGATTCCATCCATAAACATATTTACGCCTCCTGAGCTACCGTCAGCCTTAGGAAGATTGTTGTTGATGCAAAACTTTTTAGCTAGAGCAAGGCTTGAGAGGTCAATGTTTGATTGATCGACATACTTGCCAACACCGTTTACCTCGTCAAGCAAAGTATCTACAAATATATCAGGAGCGTAGCTTGTTGAATTTTGACTGGTTGATATAGACTCTGTATTTTTGTTGATTGTAAAACAACTTTTTCCCTTCAATACCAATGCGCTGACACTTCTTAAATCCTGCAATCCACGATTGGCGTATACGCCCAAAGACATCATGGTTAGGTTTTTATATTTATTCTTTATTGACTGATCAAGCTGTTGCTCCGTTACGGCCGTAAGCGCTATTTCTGGACCCGCTTCATGACTAAATCGTACATTAGTGTCTGAATTAACCGAGAACATATCCCATTCGTTGGTGTCGGTAGGACCCCTTTCGTCCTCGTCAGGGAAATAGCCAATATCGCTGTTAGCGTCAACAGTTCGCCCAGACCAACAAACTTTAACTTGGCTGCTCGTAGAAGGCCATACCTGAAGGTCCTCACTTGTATCTTCTATAAAAGCGTATTTCGCAAAAGGATTGATCTCGCTCTCTGCTTTTACGTCATACACAGGCTCGAACTCAAAAACCCATTTACTGCGCGGCTGCTCTGCCGTTCCATCAGATCCTATAAAGCGGATTTGAGTATAGAAATCAGACTCGCTACCTCTTCTCACTGCGAAGCAAATGTTGAATATATTCCTGCTTCCTCCCTGCTTTTTATAGAACAATCGGAAAAAGACCATACGACTTTTGACACCGTTGTCAGAGGAACTGTACTTTTTAACTTTTTCTTCGCCGTACTTTTTCTGCCTGCCCGATATTCTTCTTGAAAGATTTACCTTAAGCGAAAAATTAACAGCATCAACTTCACTCAATGTTTCGTATGTCGTCTTTTCTGCTTTGACCAAGCATTTCGAGAAGAATGTATTGTCAAATGTTTTTGTGTATTCGTCCCAGTCGTCTATAATTTCAGTTAAAAAGTCAAGATCATCTTTTTTCTGCTTTATTATTGCTTTCATGTCTTTTTTAATTTGCTGCCTACCCACTTTATCCTCCTGATCTTTTGCAGGCAGTTGCTCCATAATTGTTTCAATATAGTTGATGTCATCTCTTATGATGACTACAGCAAGTTTATGCAAAATTCCAATATTTCTTTCAATTCGATCATTAATTACTTGCCGACGCTCTTCCACAAGTTCTTCTTGATCAGTTATATCTGAATCGTATTGAGCTATGGCAAGTTGAGTCTCTTTATTCAGCACAGTTCTAACGTCAGAATTTGGGTTAGTAACAGAGTCCGACTTAATTTTAGTTGTGCTTTTATCGAGCTGGTCGCGCTGAGCCTGCAAATTAGAAAGTTTTCCTTTGGCGTCTTTAAGATTAGGTCTTTTTTTATCCCTTAAGTTGGGGTCGTTGGGGAAGAATTTTTGCTTATTGACATTACTGATCCCATTAAATGTAAAAAAGTTCCAAACATTACGTCTATCTATATAGATAAAAGTATAGGGCACATTGCTGCCAACGTCGATTGCCACAAAACCCTTGTCGTAACCATGAAGTTTGATGCCTCTAGTACTAGTTGTGTCGCTTGGATTTAGTAAAGGACCAAAACTGCTTGTAAGGCTTGCCAGCGATGCGCTGAGTGCGTAGTTTGTAGTAACATCTTCGCTTGGAGATCTACCAGAATAACCATCAATTTCATAAGCATTATTAGAATTAAACGGCAAGTTGTCTCCATCAAACGCGCCCTCGTGAATATCATCGATTAGCGCTTTTAGCGCTTTTTTCTGCTGTCGAAGCTTCTTCTTTACTGCGCTAACATCAATGAATTGATCATCCCTTAAATCTTGACTTACCTCTTTAGAATACTCAATAGACCCTGAGCGATCTGCGTCTACAGACTTTCTACCTAACTGGTAATCTGAAACTTTATTACCGTTATCGTCTACTAAGTCTAGGACTGGCCTCCATGTTATTTTTTGCGTACCAGTGTAATCAATCTCAATAGGCGGATTTTCGCTCTCGATTTTAAAAGGCTCACTTAAATTGCCTTCATCACTTAAAAAAAGCTCTGGGGGGTCTGAGTCTGGAATTATTGATGGGATTATTGTTATAGTTTCAAAAATTGGTTCGTCATCTTCGTCGACCTCTCCAGTATCGCTCTCAATTGTTGTTTTTATATTAGATAAAGTATTGATCGCATTTTCAATCTCTTTTTTTAAATCTTCGTCATCAGTCTTAGGCTCTAGTCTCGTGTATGAACTTGCTGGAGGGTGACCACCTTCGACACATTCAAAAAGAACTTTTACATCTCCTCCTTCAATGCTTTTATTGTTGCCACCGTAACCACTAAATCTAAACTTAGCCGAACCCAACATGTAGGTACTACTAAAATCCAAAGACTCAAGCATTTGGCGGCGCATATCGATCGCAGTCTTGCCTGGGTCCGTAGCGCCATCAATCGAACCTTTGCCTGATGCTTTTGTAAATACAAATTCAATCTTGTCTTCTATTTCAAAATTTCCTGTCCTACTTTTCCATTTGCTGGCTTGATAAGCCTCGCTTAAGGCTATTCGATTGTTGGCCCTCTCTACTATGCCTTTGCTGTCCCTAGCTAGAACATTAACATTAATGGGTATTGCATCGAATACGCCGAGGCTGGTTGATGTTGTTGGAGAGTAAGCTTGGCTGAAGCCTAATTTTTTGTCCCCTTCAAAAGCAATTAGGCAAGCCGACTTATCGCTATTGCTTGGAGCCAGTCGCTTAGGGAAGAAAGTATTCTTTTTGTAGCCTGACTTAAGGTCACCGAACTTTGGAATCCCCGAATCGCCTTGTGATTTTAAAAAAACAAAAGAACTGCCTTTGTCGAAAGTTGATAGATCTTTTTGCCCAAAAGCAATGCTGTCAGGGTCAATCTTTCTTAGCTGTGAGGCTCCAACAACAACCATTAGCTGCATAAACTGCGAAGAGCCAAAGTTTTCAATTGCAGACCAAACCAAGGAACCGTTTGCTCTTACACTGCCAAGAGGATTATCGCTATTGTTAGTGTAAATAAGATTTACAGGATCCCCATATTTGGCAAGATCTTGTGCGCTGTTGAAGCCAAAACTCGGCGCAAATCTTTGCTGTCTGTTTTGACGGCGACCCCCGTCTGGAACTTCTGGTTTCGGAGCTAGGAGTGCCGCACCTACCTGGAACAAGGTACCGACAATTGTCAGTACAAGAGCAACAGTGCCAGTTTCATTGCGTACATCAAGTACCGTGCCAATCTTTGGATCCTTATAGTCTTGCTGTATCGCAACAAAATTTAGGTACTCTTCCTTCGTTACACCCAGTGCCTCAATCAGCTGGTGCTCGTATGGGAGAAGCTTACGCATCAGTCAATCCAGAAGTAGTAAGCAGACACACGCGGCACTGGGATGCGAATGACCCGTTTGCCAGGAGCAATCAAAACAATGCTGCCATCAACAACGCTACCCAGTGCTGGGCTTGTTGGATCAGCCAGCAAAGCTACCGCTCCATGTTCCGGTAGTGTAAGTCGTCTTCCAGTCTGAAGTAACCACTTCGCAAGACGAATTGGCTTAAACGTTTCTTGGGTGTAGCAGTCGTAGGCCCACTCAAACTTGCTGGAGTAGTCGCTCAGTCCTAGACGCTTGCGAACTTCGCATACAAGCTGGAAGCAGTCCGTGTAGCCGCTCCCATCAGCAAAAGACGCGCCCCACTGGTACTGCAGACCAATAAGGTCATTCATCGCAATGATAAAGCAGAATCCAAAGGCAAAATACCAACATTTTCTTCGTTCAGCCGCTGTGCCGGGAAGTTAGACGCAACCGCATCGACTGCGGTATTAAAGCGCAACTCAATCGTGTCCTCGCTAAAACTTGCTCCAATGCCAATGTAAATCTCTTGCGAAAGTTGACTGCCAACTTGTTCCCCTTGCGTAATGTAATTTGTCGTAAGCGTAAGTTGACTTCTCCTGTTTCCGTTGCCTTGATCTACGATTTGAACCGCTTCTTTTGTCGTAGGGAACAACACTTGGATTTGAGAATTATCTCCGCCAATAGATGACACACTGCCTTGGACTTGGAAAGGCGCGAACGCTATTCCATTAATTCCATCTACAAAGTAGTTTTGAAACACAAATTGATCTTTGTCATTGTTGCTAACAATTATGTCAAATTTTTGCATAATTTTAATTTCAGTTGTCATGCCTTTACCTCCGCGACAAGACTAATGGTCAAAGTGCTCAAATTGCTTTTAACACTGGTAACTTCAAGTGGACGAGAGTAGCGCCACTGAACATTGCTCGGTGCTTGAATTGTGTCAGTTAAGTCGTCGATCATGCCGCTAAAGATTTCCTCGGGAAGAGCAAAACTTCTAAAAGTGCCTTTCACGCCCTCGTAGTGTTCTATCAGCGTCAAAGTATTTGTGTCCGTAATATTTACGAAAGTAAGGTCTAGAGTGTAATTAGTTTTTTTGTTCCCAAACGCACGTCTAAATACCGCCCCTGACAAAGAGGTATAGGTAGTGCTTGGTATGTCCCCCATCCTGAATCGACGGGTAGTTGGCACTATTTGGGGGAAAGTAGCTGTAGTAGTCATTAACCAATACCTACCCTAGAGCGTGTGCGTGGGCTGTTCTGCATCTTATCTAACGTCATGCTCATACCCCTTTTGGCTCCATCATTGGTAGCTTGACGGCGAGTGACAACCATTGCCTGCTCAAGCTGCTCACGGCTTACAAACTCTGTTCCACCAATATTAGTAGTCTCAAAGGTGAAATTCATCTGCGGTGCCCCTGCCCCTGCAGGTGAACGTCCCATCATTTGGCGCATGTCTTCATTACGCATTACACCGCCTGATTGGCTTGGAACAAATAGCTCAGGGCCGCGTTCTCCAACTATGTAAGGGCGATTAGCTTCTGCTGGACCACCGCTTGCTAAATGACCAAATTCCATGCCTCCTGGCAATGGTGTGCTTGTGTCAAATCCGGGGTCAGATCCACCACCAGTCAAACCAGCGAATGCTTTAGCAACACCAATAGCGATGTATGTGGCAATCATCTTTGCACCCTCTTGCGCCAAAATTTGACCAACATCTTTTAAGAAATCAGCGAATACTTGCTTAGCTGCTTTGGTGCCCTCAATCAAACCCATAATGCCGCTTGTCATTGAATTGCCAACTGCATTACCGATTCCTTGCGAGATGTTTACTGCAACTTGCTCTAAATTATTTAAGTCTTCAGTAGATTTACGGATAAAGGCGCTTAAGGGCTGCTGCGCTTTAGCCTGACGCTCCATGATGCTCTTGGCTTGCGATAACTGATTGGGTGTAAATCCCTTGTCGCCAAGGTCTTTGAGCTGTTTTGCAATACTTAAACGATCTCGCTCTACTTGGCTGGTCGCTTCTGTCATTTTGAGCTGGTGCTCAAGACCTTCAATTGTTGTGGCAAAAAGCTCCTTACGTTTACGCTGCTCTTCTGTAATTTGACGCTCAGTATTGCGCTGCGCTGCAAGTTTTTCAGTTGTTGCTTTAATATTAATTGCATCAATTAATCGTTGGTCTGTAACTTTCGTTAAATCTTTGAGACGTTCGGCTTCAATCTCCGCAATTTGTTGCTCGCCCTGCAAACGAATAACAAGTTGTGAGTCGTTTACAGCTTCAGCTGCAGCAATTTTATCTTTAAAGTCGGAAATCTCAAGTATCTTTTTCCTCTCCTCTTCAAGTGCTGCTAGTCTTTGCCGAATACGCGCTTCTTGGCGTCTAGCTTTTTCAGCTGCAGTGTCTCTAACAGTAAATCTTCTTTCATCTTCAGGTGTAACAGGTATTAGAGGCTTTTTAGGACCTGCTTCTTCAACAATTTTATTCAAAAATTTAGTCATTCGCTCCAGGGCCTCTGTGTCGAATCCTTGAATATCAGCCACGCCTGCTGCTGTTCTTGACCCAAAAAGCGCATTACTTAAAAGCCCGCGAGCATTTACACCTAAATTTCGCTCGCCCTCTAACAAAGCTTTGATTTCTTTTTTCCGTCCTGGAGCAGCAGCTATAGCATCGCCTAAAGCTGCAGAAAATTTATTTTGAGCAACTCTTACTCCTAAGACACTATTAACAATTTCAAGAAATTTAGTTAAAGGTCCGGCTATTAAAGATTGTAGTTGTAAGGTTAACTCATTCCATAATTTTGTTGTTTTATCCGTTTCATCTCCGAGACCTTGCAAAGCCTCCACCCCCTTGTTTCCAATCTTATCTGTTAGCTCTTCTGTTAAAAGAGCGGCAAGTCCAGCTGCGTCTCCTTGTTCTTCTAGCCGAACAGCAAGCTCTTTTTGCTCTTCACTACTAAATAAAGATTTTTCGCGTACAAAATCTAACGCTCCACCTGTTGATTTAAGTGCTTGGCCAACCTCTGCGGTCGTTTTTGCAAACCCTTCAAATTGAGCAACAAGCGCAGAAGCAGCAATAGATCCGCCAAAACCTCCAAATGCTCCACCAAGGCCACCGGCTAATGATTGAATTGGACCACCGCCAAACAACAACGGAAAACCTGCACCAGTGGCAATATCCTGAAAACGTTTTTTGCGTCGGCTTGCCCGATCTCTCGCAGCTTTTTTAGTTTCGTTTGCAAGTTTTTGCTCAGCTCTTTCAACATCGCGCTTGGTTTTGTTGGCTTTTCTTTGCGCTTTTACTGCCTGTTGGAACTCACTTTCTAAGCGCCGTAACGCTGCATCAGCTTTTCTTACTGCTTCGTTAAAAGCAACTTGATCCCCTGACCTTGCCGCTGGACCGATTTTTCCAACTAAACTTTCAGCGGCACGAAGTCCTTTCTCGTTTCCAAAAGCTTGGGATCGCAGTGCCTCAACACGTTCAAACCCACGCCTCCCGGCTTCAAAACCTTTATTTGCTTGGGCTCTAGCTCGATTAAGCTCTAACTGTTTCTCAACAACACGTCCAAGTTCTGTCCCAAGTGCTCTTGTTAATCGAAGATTTTTTGTACCTTCTTTAGTGCCGACAGTAAAAGCTTGCGTTATCTGATCAACACGAGCTTGAAGTTGTTTATTATTTTGACCGCCTGCACGTTGAAATTGCTGGAGTTTTCTTTGGTATAAGTCAGTAGCAGAGTTTAATTTTGATTGAAGCTCAAGTCTGCGTTCAGCAGCTCTAACTGTGCTCCGAGATTGTTGCCGACTTTCGCGAGTAGTTGCAGCAAGAGCTGCTGTACCCCTTTGAGCAACACTGCCTCTTTTTAATTTTTTTGACTCTGCTAAAAGCGACTTTATTCGTCTTTCCGCAGTTTTAATTTGATCCAGACCGGCAACAATCAGATCAATTTTTGCCTGATAGCTGATTGCCACGAAAAAACCTTGTTGTCGCTACTATCCCACTCTACCTGCGCCTGCGAGCCTTGGCGAACTCTTTTTCCTGGTCCTCGTTCAATACCTGGAAATACGCGCTCCAGCCGATGACCTCTTCTGCGGTCATTGTCGCCTTAAGCTCCGACAAGCTCATGCCAAGTTCCTTGGCAATGCCAAATTGCAGCATGAGCCAGTTATCTTTCCGAAGCTCGGCGCTTAAGATTTTGGGTCAATGGCCTCCTGGTCGTCGTCAGTCAAAATTGCCAGCATTAAAGACTGCAAATCCTTGTCTTTTACTTCGTTTTTAAGCACATCAATTTCACCAGCTAGGAACAAAGCACTGCCCTTTTCATCCTGAGCCTTAGCAATTAAAAGCTGTAGGGCGAACGCATTAGCATCATCCGACCCAGCACGTTTTTGGGCGCGCTCTCGCTCTGCCATCGTTAATGGAGTAACCCACATATCAAACTCTGTTCCGTCCGAAAGCTCAACTGTCCTTTTAACTGCTTCAAGATTAGCTGCTTTTTTAAGGCGATCAATGGCGCGGATTGCCATACATACTCACGTTGTTGTACTAGCACAATAGCATTAAAAAAGCCCCCGGCAACGCCAAGGGGCTTTGCTACCAGCTAGCAATCAACTTTTAGCAAAGTCGAAAGTAGGTGCAGCCGTGGGGCGGAAACTGACTGAAACAGTCTGTGCGTCATCCGGTGTGACGGAGAAACTTGCAGAGGTTAGTACAGCCTCAAGTTGAATGGAACGACTTTTTGCGTCGTCAGGTGTGCCAGAAGACAGCACTGTATCCATATACAACTTAAATGTTGCACCAGCTTGCTGACGTTGCGTTACGTCCTCAATCAAACGAGCAGAAATGCCGGTGTCATCATCTGTGAAATACACTTCCGCAGATCCAGTGCCGTCAGCAAAACCAGAGATGAACGTACGGAAAGGCGCTGTTTGACCCAACGTTCCACCGATGGTGGTGGTGTCAATTTCTTCGCGAGTTACCTCGAAGCTCCAAGAACGGACATTTGCGACTGACTGGAACTCAGTAAAGTTGATGGCAAAGTCGCTGCTGCCGTCAGTACCATCGCTGCTTAATGCGAGCTCAGTTCCGCCTGCGGTGGCAGCAAACGTAGCAACGCCAGTTGTAGCCACGTAAGTCCTGATAAAAACAGGAGTGCCTTCAGCTAAGCCACCAGGCAGAGTGCCGCCACCAGCAGTAAACGAAACCTTGTCGTCTACCTTGAAGTTCAAGAAAGCGCCAACAGTAATGTTGTTGCTTCCGCTAGTAACATCAGCAGCTTTGAACGTGCCGGATGTACCAGCAGGCTTGTAATAGAGGGCTCCAGAGGTGCCCGAAAGGACGGTAGCCATTCGTAAAACGGAGAATGGTGGACTTTACGGGCGGAACCCGGACAGATCTAGCTTAGCGCGTTGACGACAAAACATCTAATCTTGATCCTCTGCTGTAAAACCGGTGTCAACACGTCCAACCAAGTGAGGGCTTGTTTCTTCAGCTGAAAATGTTGGCCCGTTGATTGCTCCAGGTCTTACATAAATACCTGCATCGTCGCGTGTTGAGGCAGACAACCCCGTTAAAGTTGTTACTGCAGTATTCAATAAAACTTGATTTCTGGCAGGCCCTTTGCCTTTTTCGCTATACACGCGAATAACTACACTGCCACGCGCAAAATCAAGATTATCTGTCAATGTTACTTCTGTTGTTAGCCCAAAATTAATGTTAACTCGAACATACTCAGTAGTTGCGTTTGCAGGCGCAGCAGTAATTCCGTCAAAAAATACAGGTACTGCTGGACTTAGCGCTCCAAAGGCTGTTTGGAGTGGGGACTCAATCGCTGCGCGAATGGCTTGGTATCTCATCGGCCTCTCTTAAAACCCAAGATTACGCCGTCTTCTAGCGCTTTTTGCATTCCTCCGCCGTCGATATAAGTGGTGTACCAGTCCAAAGGCGCGGTGCTTCTTGACCCACCATCCCCAGAAACATCCCCACGAAAACCAGGAGTAGGGCGAGAACCTGTAGCAACAACATCTCCTGCAGGGTTCCCAATTCCTCTAAATACCCCCTGTTCTAAATCAAGCGCATACGCTGCATAAGGCTGTGTATTTACAATCTCAAACTTTTTCACCCTTGCTGTTTCTTTGATTGACGTAGAAAGTTTTGGAACGTCATTCAAAGTGTATGGGTAGCCACCGCCAGTAGAGCCTGATGCTGCAGTGCCTATTGGAACGGCAACCCAACTATCTTGAAATTCTCCCGTCCATTCAGGACCAGCTTCAGCAAGATCATTCATAATATTGACTGCAGCAACGCGAGTCACTTCATTAATTAACTCACGAATGTCAGTGGGCAGCTGACTTATTTCCCTCCTTCTTCTGGACATTACTGCGGCCTCGCAATGATTGTGTGAAGCAAGGGGGCTTCGCCCCTGAAGCTCACTACGTTTAAAATTTTGGCTTCGCGGGTCGCTCCATCCTGTGAATACTGAATGCGATCAGCTTCGGTTGGATAGTACGAGCCCAGTTCATCGTTGCCAATAATTACCTTGATGTCGGTTGTTTGGTAAAGACCCTCGGTCTCCCTGGCCGTCACGTTTGAAATCAAACCTTTTAGCGACACTGAGGTGTCCGCGCCAGTGACAGCACCTGTTGCAGGGTCATAAACCCGTGGTGTTGTCGTTTTGACAAGCGTGATGTCTTGGCCCCAATCGTCGAGTAGTGACTTAGGGATTGACTGGAATGTGGTGTCTACTAATGACATATCAACCCTTCACCACACGAACTTGATAAGAGCCAGAACCTCCAGAACAATAAGGACCAAGATAAGACTGCAGCCAAGGATAAACGTCGAATATGTTATTAACAGTTCCGACAGCCTGACTGTCAGTGTTGTATTTGACTTTGAGGTCTCCGAGTTCGACTTGCTCGTATAACCCCTTATCGCCGGTAGTCCCTGTAATCGCGTCCGTGTCATTGGCTAGCTCAAAGGCTAGTAAATATGTAGCCTTCTTGATCGCGCTTGGGATGACAGAACACGTAAGTTCCACCCGATCGACATGATAATTATTGCGCGGCCACTTCAACGCTTGGCCTGAGTCGCAACGATCACCATAAAAAACCAACGTGTCGATCCAGCCTGTTGCTGAAATCAATGCACGATTTTTCTTGTCGTCTTGTTTGTTGTCCCATTGCGTGCTGCTTGGAACGGTTTCAAAGTAAGCGTCGGCTTCAGCCAACGTCACATAGCTGTTGGCTGTCTCGCTCTTCAGTGTGGCGTTGATCGTGGCAGCCATAGCGCAAAAATAAGGTGGCCCCACCTAATGGTAGGGCCTTTGCTCTGATCAGAATCAGATGGTGGTGGTATCCAGAGGGCTATTGACCGTGAGCTGAACCATAGGGATCAGATCAATGTCGTAGGTAGCAGCCCACTTGTTAGCCGTTGCCAAGTTGGCATTGGTTGGGTTGTCACCAGCATCAGACCACTTAGTACCCATCACGTGATAGGTGGAGTGGTAGTCAACTGACAGAACATCCTGCTTGGACAGCACGTTGCGGTCTGCCTCAATCCGTAGGTCCTGCTGCACACCCTCAAGGATGGTGCCGGACTTAATCAGATAGCAGTAGAACTCACGCTGATGGCCAGAAGTGCCAGGTGCAACAGTGTTGACTGCAGAATCAACAACTACGCGCATTCCAGCAAATTCGCCAACTTCGCGAGCGCCAATGCCAACGCCACCACCACCCCAAGTCACTGCGCCAGAAGCCGCAAGTGCAGAGGTAGAGAAGGTCAGCATTCCTACCTGATACAGGTAGTAAGCAACAGAAGGATGGACAATCAGAGTGTCCAGCTCTTCGCCGCGCTCACCCAGCTTGGAACGTGCTTCTGCAACGGTTGCTGCAGTCAGGAAGTTAGCTTCCGCACCACCAGATGCAGCAGCTTTACCTTTGTCCAGCGCATTGGCAGACAAAGCAGTGCCAAACAAACCAGCAAGTTGGGAGAACAGGCGTGCGCTGTTCAACTTGTTGATTGCATCGGCAAGCTGATTGCGGATGTGAAGCATTGGATCTTCACCAGCAGCCAAAACTGCAACGTCATCTACGGCATACGCAAA